AATGCTCTATCTGCTTCTGTCTGGATTGGTCGGTTCTCATACCAGTTACCAGTCTCAGAGTCAAACTCCTTACACAGTGTTGCGATTTCAGATGCCGTGATCGGATAACCTTTTGCTACTGCATGACCTGCAATTGCCACCATGATTTGATACATCTTTAAGTACCAACCTGTGTCCGTGATAGTCCTGTATTCCATACCCATACGTTTAGGGAAGAATGGGCAGTCACGATACGATGACCACTTGTAGTCTGTATTATTTAGACTTTCCTTACGATGTTCGATTACTGCTTTCTGCATCTCTGGTGGAAGTCTATCAAGAAACGAGTTACCTGTCTTCTCTACGTACGGATGCTTCGCACATAACTCAGATACGTTTATCGCATTACCACCAGAATGAGCAAAGAAAAAATCAAGAGCATTTGGATATTGTGCAGGAACGTAGTACATACGAGCAAGGTCTTTCGTTTGCGGATCACCAATCTCACCGAGTTCGGTGTTAAGTGCGAACCAGAACGATTTGATTCTATCTTGTTCAACAGTTTCGTCAAGTCGGAAGACCAGACGGAATTTAAGTAACTCAGCACGAGACCCAGCGGTACTGTAACAAACAAAATCCAAATCAGAAAATTGTTCACTTAACTTCTCCTTTAAAGTCCCAACATCATTAGTGAAATCATGATCGTCCACATCAACAGCACACCAACCACCCCAATGACTAACAGATCTATTAGCACGTGTCTCACCGTCTTGGAAAACAGCAGGACTAATAAGAGGACTACTATCCACTCCACCTTTCTCTCCTTTCTGATTACTCAGACCTTTCAGCAGTTGAACGAATTCAACCCACGAAGGAAGGGATACTTTCTTATGGGTCTTGTTGTCGAACTGACTTTTAAAAATTGTTAATTCATAATTCATAGAGGCATTATATCATATCTATTGGGTCTTGTCAAGGTATTTAACCGCACGTTCTACGATGTCCTTCCTGTCACGAAATCCAGATAAACCATTATTACAATCATAACATATCCAACCACGGAAAGTGTTAGTATCATGACAGTGATCTAGTACCCAAGGTGATTTTCTTTTACTAGTACCTTGACTACGTCCTATCATCAATTCATGACCCTGTCTCTCACATACTTCACAGTGATCATCCAATGTTGGTTTTAGGTGTGCATAGTCTTTCTTCAGTCTAGTAATGTCCTTACTTATCTGTCTTCTACATGCCTTACATTCGTTGCGGTACCCTTTACCCTGCGGTGCAGTGTGTGGTCTATCCACGTCCATTTCTTCGAGTGGTTTTCTTTTCTTACAGTGAATACATAATCTGGTTTCATCTGTACCCAGTTCTTCACCCCATAAAGTTATCATCCGACTAATTCCTTCAGTTCTTTCTCAAGACTATCTTCTTTCCATTTTACGAACTCATCTATAATCCATTCTTTCGTTGATTGGTTCATTGGTTCAAATCCATGTTGACCAGTTTTATCGAATAGTTCTTCGATTTTATTTCTATGTTTCCAGTAGGTATTATAAAATTTATGAAGATTATATTTTTCTGCCGATTCTATAATCCATTTGTCCATTGCAGTTTCTTCCATAACATTGGGTGCTTCTGCATGACATTCACTACAAAGTAATCTGTAGTATCGTGGTGAATCGTACTTGGGATCATAATCATAATTCGACCAAGGGACAGTATGTGCCCGTTCAGTTGGTCTTTCATAACCACATCTAAAACAATGTGTGTCCATCTCTGAGGCATCTACTGGATAATCACATTCATCTATATGTCTTTCACACCAATCCACAATCTGTTTCTTGGTAGTTTTCATGGGTGGTCTTTTTCTCATCCGAAAAAGTCCTCCAGTGATGCTACGGGTTCTGCGTCCCACCCGACTGCGTCCAGAATTACTTGGATCGGATCGAGGAAGGATTTAGTAAACATCATATCGTAGTCAATGTATTTGTGTAGTCCCAGTTCCTTGGGGATGTTCAGTGGATATGACACCACGTTTTCCTGTAATGGGTTTGGTCGTTTGAGATAACAGAATTTAATCTTGTCACCATTCTTGACCAGTTCGAACCTCTTACCCAGACCCTGCTTCTTGACTTGTTTATTAAACAAGAGTGCACCACGAACATGGATCGGGGTACCCTTACCGTAGACGGTCTTGGTGTTGTGCCACTTGGTTATGTTGGTGACACCACGAGGGAATGAAATATCTTCGGGGGGCATTTTCTTGAATGCTTTCTTGAAGTCGGCAATGTGTGCTTGGGTAGCAGTCTCATCTGAGTTGATGATAACACCGAACGTTTCTTTGAATGCATTACGCACAACCTGCGGTGTACTGGATTTGATTGCTTCGATACCCATCATCTTTAACTTGGGAGTTTTGTACTGGACACCCTCGTTGTTGTGGACGTTGAGAATGTATCTCTTCTTGGCAGTCCAGATCCCACGAGAGGCAATTACCTCACGTCCCATCTCCATGCGGTTATCATACGCACCAGTAACTTTTGCCATACCATCGTATGACTTTACCAGAACTTTCTCGAAGTGGTCTGCACAGATCTTGTCAAGAAACTTAACTGGATCTTTGGGGTTGAACTGGTCAACCAGTGCACCCATTCGAATGTAAACGGAGTCAGTGTCAATCGCAACAACGTAATCTTCGTCTGTCTTGAGGATTTTCTGCATCTCATCATTGACGGCACGTTCTGCCCACTTGATTGCCAACTGACCCGCAAGGGTGATACTCTCTGCCACACGTTGATCAAAGTAACGGAAGTACTTGTTACCCAGTGCACCATAGAGTGAGTTCATAAGAATCTTGATTGCCATCTGCTGATTGTTCAACGAGGTGATCTTGTACTCAAGTTCTTTAGTAGGATTGTTTTGGTTCTCTTGCTCCAGACGTAGCATCTCATTCTTCACGAGTCTACGTTCCGAGTAATACTTCTTAATGATCGTGGGGATAACACCCTCACGTTTGTGGGTGAATCTTACACCAGTGGGTGCGACAGAGTAACCATCTTCACTCATAGTGGCAGACCCATCAAGAAACTTATCAACACTCACGTTGTTAACGAACCCGTCCATGACAGTTTCGGGTGACATGTTGTATTGTACAATGATGTTAGGATACAGGGAGTTCAAGTCGAACGAGGTAACCCAGTCATGAGATCCAACCTGTGGTTCTTTAACGTAACCGCCTGGATATGGAGTCTTGGGTTTCTCTACCTTGGGTGGCACCGCAACCTTCTGCTTACATAGCAAACGGTAGATGATAGCATCCCAGATAGCAGTCGTACCCAGAGTGTCGGTATAGTTCACACCACCACGGTATGCCATGGTAAGTACCAGAGTAATTAGATCTAACTTCTCATCGATCTTGTGAACCAACTCCACGTCCTTGATATTGTAGTCAATGAACTTCTGGTAGTCTTCCTTGTACAGAGTGAACAGGTTGCCATGCTCCTCATACGAGAGTTTGTTCTCTCCAAGTTCTACGTGGGCAATGTGATCCAGTCTGTAGGATTCTTGTAGGTTGTATGTAAACTTCTTGTAGACTTCAAGGTAGTCAAGTACCTCGATGCCTTCGATGTTATAGAACTGGTTCTGCTTACCATTCATAAGTAGGGTGCGTTCTTTGACGTTGCCCCACGGAGACCATTGCTTGACACGTTGGTCACCAAGGATCTTGAGAGTCCTGTTGATTAGGTATGGCATATCGAAGAACCGTACGTTCCAACCAGTGATTACATCTGGAGAGTGATGTCTCCAGTGCTCAAGGAATTTAGATAGTAGGTCATGCTCAGAGTCACACTGTACAAACAATACATCGTCACGAGAATTCTCGTAGTGCTCCAGACCCCAGACACGGTAGATGCCATCGTTCTGTCTGAGACAAATACTAATGACAGGATACTCTGCCCTATCTGGTTCGGGGAATCCTTCACTGGACTCGACCTCAATATCGAGATTGTTTACACGGATCAGAGATCTGTCAAACTTGATATCGTTGGGGTATTGCTCTTGGATGTATTGTGCAATGTAGTTGGTGTTGCCGTAGATAGACATGTTGCTCACATGCTCGTATCTTTTGTAGAAGTCGGTTGCCTCCTTCATGTTCTCGAAGGGGATTGCTTCTACCTTGTTGCCATCCAGAGTATCCCACGACATAGAGGATCCACCAACTTTAGATGGGATGAATAGGGTAGGTTCAAACGGAACTTTGCGTTGGGCAGGTTGCCCATTCTGGTATCCACGTACCAGTAGGTTGTTTCCATAACGAGAAACGTTGGTGTAAAAATCCATAAGTAATCCTTCAATAATGTTTCATTATAACAAATAGGTGGGGCAATGTCAAGGTTTTATTACGTATATTGGTTCGATAAAGTTTAACTTCTTATCGTCCTCTACTCTGTAGTGATCTGACATGTCACTTGAATTTGGTCTCTTGGATATCATCATACCTACAACATAGTCTATGCCATATCGGTCTATGATATCTTTCTCAATATAATTACGTTTACCATTAACCACAGGGTCAACAATATTAATCATAACTTTCTTGCAGTGCTTCTTCATAGCATCCATAACAGGATAGAAGAATGTGTCTCTCCACTGGTCGTACTGGTTGTATCTTTTCCAAGACTGATCGTCTTCGGATGCAGATCCTTCTGCATACTTCTCGATTCCAAAATAAGGGGGTGAAGTAAACATTAGATCATACTGACCGTCACATATATTATCCCAGTCCATATCTTCGGCAGGTTTGTTATATATGCGTACCCTCTTAGATCCAGTCACCTCGAACCAATCACCATGATCGGTGAAGGTAGTCTCTACAGGAAACAATGGTGATTGCAATAACTCTTCGTATGCAACACACTGCTTCTTGTATAACTCATATGATTCTGTGTTGGGATCACATCCAAGATACTCTGAGGTATTATTAGATGTATAGAAACCTGCAAGTCTGTCACCCCATCCACAAGAGATGTCGATTACTTTCCTCGCACCTTCGGTCTCGTATATAGTTTTAGCAACAGATGGTTTGAACTGTGTAGCAACATATCCAGAGAGTCTGAACATAGCACGATACTTCTGCTCATCAATCGGAGAGGTTTCTCCTTTGAACTCACGGAACAGATACAACATCATAGAATGAAATCTTGATGAGTATGGATTGTCCCACGCATACTGTGACGATGCGGCGGTAGCATGACCACAAGTGTAACGATTGTCACAGTGGAAATGATTACTCACATCATTGAAGTTATGACCGCATGACATAGCATACTTAACTTCTACCTTCTCATCAAACTTATTACGTACAGTAGTAGGATCAAGATTCTTCTTGAGATTATGCTTACTGTTACTGTTTAATAGTTTATTGAATGAGTCCGACATCTCATTTATAGTCGGTCTCTTGATAGGTAACGGGGGTTTGTGATTACTGACGTAATCCTTCACCTGCTCCATAAACCAAACTGATCCAGTATGTTGATCATCTGAATGTGTATTACGTGCACGTATGTCGTGCCATTCCTTATGAGTGAACATAGGAACTTTGTATGGATTGTTACAGTAATCTATAATATTATCTTTCATGGTGACCATTATAACAGGTTAGATGGCAAATGTCAAGGGACAATATGAAATAATTTATGCCGTGTCCAAGGTTCTTCAATGTGTTCATCTGTGTAAGAATGATGATCTTGAGTAACCTTTAATCGTTTTGATATTACTTGGGTTGTTGGTGTATACCATTCATTTATATCTCTATGTGGATCATATTCATTGAATGGTTTTCTTACATCCCAACCAAGATGTAGAGTATCACAATGGTGCCATGGGTGTACAGCAGTTACTTTCCTTCCCCTATACTTTATTTCTTTGAGTTGTAGATATCTTGTAGTATATGTCTGGAACAATCTATTGAGAACACAGTAGGGCCCACAGTTGATTGGGAAGTCTCGTT